AACGTTAGCATTTGGATTTGCAAATGAACTTGCAAGTTTTTTAGATCTAAAATCTGGATATGGTGATAAACTACCAATTGAATTCGCGATGCTGACAGCACCATTTACATTGATTTTATTTGTTAATTGATCAAATGGCAATGTAAAATATGGGCCGGTTAAATCTCCTGAATGGAAGTTGAATACAGTCTGTGCACTTTGTCCAATTTGCGGGAATCCTAATGCGCCGGCGGCAATACCAGCAGCATATCCAAGGCCTTCTGATAATGTTCTTGTATTATCTAAATTTGTAAAACTACTAGTGATATTACTAGGTTTCCATAAGCTAATTCTTTGGCGTTCTGTATCTACCTTGTCGAATATTAAATTAGAATTATTAGGAACATATGGCGTAAATGTAGTTGTTAATGCGGATGCATTACCTTTATAATATGGATTCGGGCCTTCTCCGTTGTCTTGTAATTGAGGATTCAAACCTAATGTTGTTTGATCAATCGTTGGATTATAATAAGTCGGAATAACAACAGCTAAGCCGGCGGCTTGAACGAATGATCCAGCTCCACCGATATTATTTCCGGAATTTTGTGGCATTAATTGTGATGTATATGGTAATGTAGGATTAGTATACATTACATCCGGTAATATATTAAATGGGTTTAAAAATTGTGATCCAGCACTTAATGTTGGGTTACTCATATTGTTCCTTATCCGTAGTATGCAGAATTAATTCCAGCACCAAATGTATTATCTCTACTTGATAATACGCGAGTCTGATTACGTATTTCTTTAATTAATTCATCTAATTTTGCTACAGCGCTGTTTCCTGATACTGTATTTTGTGGGAACAAATTAGTTCCTGCAACAACGGTATCATCATTATTTAATGCAAATGTATCTTCTCCAGCAAGTAATATTCGGTCGCCATATCCTGTCGGTGTAGCTACAAGGTCATTTGTAGTCGTTGTTGCTCCGCCTAAGCCTCCTGGCGTTGGGGTTGTTGATTTTGTTGCGGCATCGATAAGTTCGTTTGCAACTACTTGCGGTATTCCTAATGCTATTAAAGTTTTTCCTAATGATTCTAATGCAGCTGCATCTAAGTTTTTGCCGAACATACCATCTTTAGCCATGGTTGTAGCAGCTGCTCCTAATTTAGATCTAGTTTGTGGTGTTGACGTTGCTAACATAGTAAGTTTTTGAAGCGTTAATGATTCGTTAGCAACCGTTAATTGTTCTTTCAATAAATCTTCAGTAGTACGAGTATCATTTGATGTTTGAAAATCTTCAAATTCTTGTGCTGTTAATGCTCCTTGTTCTTTTAATGCAGCTGCAGCAGCTTCTAATGAACCTTCTGCATCTAAATTAATCGTAATGCCGCCTTCTGCTGCTTTATCTAGAATTTTTTGTTTTTGAATAGCACCTGCAAGTTGTTGTTCTTGAATACCTAATAAATCTGCCATTTGTTTTCTAGCAAATAAATTATTTTCTAAAGTTTTACCTTCACTTTTTACAATGTCAGTAAGTATGTCTGCTTGTTTATTTGCATCACCTCGAAGTGTTGCTTCACGATATAAATTAGTTAAACTTTGATTTTGATCATTAACTAATCGACGACCAGTTAATAATTGATATTCTAATTCTTGACCGATACTATTTTCAATGTCAAGTAAATTTTCACCAGTTCCAGACAAATCTTCTAATTTAAGTCCTAATCTAGATGCTTTAATTGTCGCTCGTTCTAATGAACCTGGTAATCGGCCGTATTGTAATTGTATTTCAGAACCAGCTTCTGCAATTCCTTCTGTTATTTGTTTAACAAAGCCTAATGACCCATCTTTGTCACCCATTGCTTTTGCTAAAATTTCAGTTGCTTTTAATTGCTGAGCAGCATTTTCGGCATTTGCTCCTGCATATTGCGTAAATGCATTAGCTTGTTCTTCTGTTAAACCTAAGTTACTTTGAAGAATATGTTGTGATTGTACTAAACCTTTGTAATATTTACTATCTTCTTTTCCTAATTGTTGGTATGTTGGAAGTAGTTTTTTTATACTGCCGGCGTATTTCATTAATGACTCGCCACTTACTTGTGTTGCTAATGAAGTGCCAGACATTGATTTTGCCATGTCGATAAACTGTTTACTTAGTTTTTCAGCATTAGCACTACTTATTCCGAAACTTTTATTAAGTACTTTATTTCGGTCTTCAAAAAATGTTGCTGCTTTTGCTACTTCTAAAAATTTAGTTTGTAGCGCTTCAGTCATTGATATAGATTTAGCTAACCCGACATTTGATGCAATAGTTGCATCATTTAAACCTTTAAACCCATCAATCGCAGCTTTTAATCCATCTTCAGTTAATGTTTTAGCTGCATTTAATGCTCCGGAGGCATATCCCATAAAGGAGCCAAATGTATCAGATAAGTCATCTAGAAACGATCGACCTAATTTAGGTTGACGTTTAAGACGTTGTATAAGTTTTTGCTGAGTCATAAATACTTTTATATAAATATTTACGATCTAGATTTTGGTAACGATGTAGATGTAGTTTTAGATTTTCTACCTCGTTTACGCTGTTCTGCTATTTGATTTTGATATTCAGTACGCTCTTCTATTATTTTATTGATTCGTTTAACCCAATGTCGACGTAAAAAGATAGGCATTTCGTATATCGTACCCCAATCCCAACGACCTTCACCATGCCAAATCATGTTAAATATATTATCGTGAAGTGCTACTCGGTCTTCTGGTTTAAAACCAAAAAAGGTCTGGGCCAAATTGAAACCCAGCTTCGAAGGTGCCTCCATTTTCACCTTCAAATTCATATGTTAAATCTAAGCCTGGCATATTTTGTATATAGAACATACGAAATGCTTTTGAATCTTTTGCCATAAATTCATAACGAATAAAATTAGCAATATCGGTTTTAGATCTAGTTTCATCAATTTGAGTAATAATTTGTTCCAACATTTCTGTAACTGTTGTCTCAGCAATATCTAGATTATTATTATATGAAAACTTCAATGTTCGATCACCAACTTTATAATTAATTTCTCCATTAACATCTGCGTCTACATTGAATGGTCGAAATCTAATTTTAGTTAAATCAATAATTCGCTCAACTTGTTTGTTTGTATTAGGATCAGTAACCATTACTGGATATTCTGAACCATATGATAATACACGAGCGTTAACAATTAAACCATTTTTGTCATATGTAGAAATGTCTTTTACATTTATATCACTAACAATGATTGATTCTAACAATTTATCAAATAATACACCTTCACGCATATATGTAGCATTCGTTAAAATATCTTCATCATATGCAGTCATATATCGCATTTCTATTTTGCCGGAATGTAAAAGGTGTGATTCGGGATAAATTTTGCCGCCGCTTGCTAATGGTGCAATAATTGTTGGCAATTTTCCTCGTTGTTTGCTTTCGTAACGTTGTTTTGCAATATCAATGATATTTGAATCAATTTTTGTAGTGTGTGTACTCATAGTTTCCTTATATAACCTTTATTATAAATATAACAGAACAAGAAAAATGGGAGCAAATGCCCCCATTTAATATGCAATATTAGAAGCTTAAGAATGCCCAATCAAACTGAATAGTTAATTCAATTTCTTGTACTGCATCACTTGACCAATCATATGTTCCAAATCCTGCGCTAGTAATAAATGCACCTTTTAAGATCCATTCTTCAATTACTTCGCCAAGTGGTGATAATTGATGTAATCGTATTTCTTTTTTGTAAAATGAAGAATATCCATCTCTACCTGTTGCTGATTCATGATGTAAACGAACCCACTCCATTACTGCTTGTGCTCCTGATGGAACAATTGCATCATACAATGTCATCGTGATAGTATCCCAAGTATGTTTACCTGCTACATAACGCTTAACGTTGATCATATCTAATTCAACAGCTGTATTAGTTATTGTTGGTTTTCCAGATGCTTTTACTAAATATGATGGAATTCCATTCATTTCTAAGACAAATTGATGCTGGCGTTTCGGTTCCCATGAATACGCTTTGTCGAATATATCAACTCCGTCAACAATTGCCAAATTTGGATTTGCTTGATCTATTAATGCCATTTTCGTTTCCTATTTTAATATAAATATCATGAACGCAAAAAAAGGCAGAGCGAACCCTGCCTTTTGTACTTTTTTATTTAATATTATGCATTAGGATTACCAAATGCTGCACCTGTCGGTTGAATATTAAAATCTAGAATAATAAACTCTGCTGTTCTCGTTGGTTGAAGGAATATTTGACCATATAAAATATTTTGATCAATTAG